ATCGACTTCGGGAGCCCTACGCTCTCCACGTTGCGGATCGCGGACTCAGCCTCCTGTTTTGCCTGCATGGTATCCAGCGCATAGATAAAATGGTAAACGGCAGGGATCGCCGTCCCCGCCGCCCTGAATCCGTTTATGTGGTTTTTAAACAGTAAGTCCATCCGCTGACGGCAGCCCTCCCGGAGGATGACAAAATCAATCTGCTTTGACAGTGTTGTGTAGTCAAGGTATTCCTGGTGCTCAGATACGTCGATACCTTTAAGTGTTTTCATGTCATTCATCCACCTCCGGAAGTCCCGCCACACTTGTCAGCATGGACAGGATGCCCGCCAGAACAGAGGCGGACAGAACCATGATCCAATTCACCTCACTGATCACTGCACTAGATCCGATGGTTGCCACTGCTGTCTGAGCCATTGTCTTAACCGCTCTAACTCCTGCACACTTCCACCATTTCTTACTCATTACTTTCATCCCCTTCCTCTTTCATTTCAAGGATCTTCTTGTACAGAGATGTTGCCACGTCGTTGCCGCCGAGGTCGTGATATGCTTCGTAAACTTTTTTGATGGATTCTTTCGCATAAATGGGACAGAACCCTTTGTCAGAATACTTGTTGTAGTTACCAACGATGCTTTCGCGGAGAAGGCTCTGCACTCCCTCCGCTATGGCTTCGTTCCTGTTTCTTTCTTCCTGAAGCTTTTTCGATACGCTGCGGTATCCGAGTCCGACCACTGCAGTGACTGCTGTCATCAGCCACTCGATCCAGTGGGCGGACGCATATTCGATGAATGCTTCCATTTTTCCTCCTGCGCGGTATACTTATTTCATGGTTATGTATTCGTCTTCCAAATGGAAAAGCGAGTTCTCAATATCATCGCTGTCCACATACGGCCTGCAGAGATATTCTATCGCGTCCAGCTCCGTCTCGATCTGGTCAAGTGTTTTACCGCTTTGCCCCTTGTTGTATAAAAGCAGATCGTATACAGCCGACCATAGCCTGGCGATTATTCTTTCTGCACTCATCCTTCATCTTCCGCCAGAAGTCTCTCTACTTCGGTGCGCCATCTCTCGGGTACTTCGTCAATTGTCATCTTTCCTTCTTTGATGCGTCTGTAGTAAATTTTCGCCATTTACATCACCTCGCTGATAATTTCTGCAAGCTCGACCAGTGCGTCGCTCTGTTCATTCACTAGAGTCTCAAAGTTTTTGTACACTTCATACTGGTCTCTTGTCATCTGCCATTCTTCGTATACATAATGTTCTTCCATGTCATCTGTTGCCGGAACAAGTTTAAAGTCCCTTCGCAGAATCGCATGGTTTGCAGTCATTTCCAGTTCCTCCGGTTTCCGCTTTTCTCCGTTTTCTGTTTTTATCCACATCACTGATTTTCCTCCTGGTCCGTTTTAGATTTACATATGGGTAAACGTCATTTTCCAAAAACTTTTTGGAGTCGCACTTTTCCGCCCATGCTACGCTCGCATTTATCTGCATGCATTGATGTACAGTGGGATATCCCTGTTTATATATCTTTTTCGCAAGTCGTTTTGTTGCGAGGTATATACCGTCTCGTAAAATCGTAGAGTCCTTGCAGAATTTGTATCCGCCTATATCACACCAGTACGTACCTGGTTTCAATCTGTGTTTTCCGTCAATGATTTCGTGTTTGCCTATCTTTTTGATCTCCCACGATTGTTTGACCTTCAGACTGTAATTGTCGGCAAGATATTTCATAATGGCGCGCACGGCCTTTTCCATGTCGCTTTTTGACGTTCCGATCAACAAAATATCATCTACATATCGTAGATAATGTCTCACGTACTTTATCCGTTTTCCACGGCGTTCTTTGTATAGATCTTGTTCCACGTACCAGTCAAGATCCTCCAGATACAGATTTGCATACCATGGCGATGGATAATAACCTACTGGACAGGCCACTTGAGCGGACCGTATGATCTGCCTGTGAGCCCACAGCACATTCTTGTCCTTTATCTTTTTTGACAGCTTCTCTTCCAGCTTGTCGGCGCTAATATTGTCAAAAAACTTTGCTATATCGAGCTTAACAAAGTATCGACACTGCAAATCATCCTGCATCCAGTGACTTACTGTATCCACAATATGCTTTATACCCCTTCCGGGAACACTTCCGCAGCAGTGCGGATGCATGCCCCGCGTAAATGCTTCCATACTCTCCTGCATGATCATGTGGTGTATGATATGGTCGTCAAGGTGCGGTACATACAGGTCTCTCCATTTACCGTGACTCGATGCGCGGTTTCTGCAGAAGCATCTGCGATGTCTGGGTGCTTTGTGGCTCCACGATTTTGTCCGGAGTCTGTTTATCAGACCATCAACATACTCCATACCTTTCGCAGGATCTATAACGTGGTACTTTGTCGGATCGTCCGCTACTTCCTCAGGAGAAAACAAAAGCTTTTGTACTTCTCTTTTGGTTCTTTTTTCGCGAGTTCCTTCAACGAGTGCGACATATGCATTGTTTTTGTTCAGAACATTTTCCCATATATTTTTAATGCGTTTCATTCTTTGCTTATCCTCAGCCTGTTCACTTTATGCTACTAAGCCTGCCCAATCGGATGTATTTCAGTTCGCAAGAACCAAGGAAAGGAGGATGCCCGTCATGAGACGGAATTAGTGATGTATATATAAAGCTCTGTGGTTTTATTGACAGGGCCTTATCTCGATTGATATGGAAAACAAAGGGAGCCACCGTAATTCGCGTTCGCGTTCGACGGAGCGTTATTCGCGTTGCAATACGAAAAACCGTCAGAAGCACCATTCGCCCAATAGCCACCGAAACGGACAGAGCGGACAACGTTGGAATTAGCGAGGTTCGCGGTGCATCCTCGATCCCTACACAAATTTATATTAGCCCAGGAAAAATAAAAGGGGAGATCCCCTCTTGCTTCGCAATTCACCCCCTATTGGGCCATGCAAAGGGAGCCACCGTAATTCGCGTTCGCGTGCGACGGAGCGTTATACGCGGTGCAATACGAAAAACCGGCAGAAGCACCATCCGCCCAAGAGCCACCGAAACGGACAGAGCGGACAACGCGGGAAGAAGCGAGGTTCGCGTAATCACAAAAATACGTCGATGCAGATCCGCCCGTAACTTCATACGGAATCCAGAGATCCGGATATTTCGTTGAATGTTTCTTGCTTTTTATGTATCCGTTATAATAATCCTCCACTTCTGTTCTTACGTCGAGCAATTTGAAGGCATCCTCTTCCAACTTCGCGGCGTTTGGATCCACTGCCGGATACAAAGCCTCAGGATGTTCGAGATAAAACCATTTGAGACTGTAATTTTCGTCGCCTTCATCGATTCTTTCCGCAAACATGTCTGCAGATGTGGTGAATTGGTTTGCATAGACATTCTCGCGATACCTGTATTTCATTGGATGATATCCGTCATGGCTATTTACCGGAGATCCTGAAGGCGTGCTTACATTATTACAGGAGCCAGTTCTGTACGGTCTCGCTGCAGTTCTGTATTCTGTTTCGCCCGTAAGATCGTAGCTGTAATAATCCTTTCCGAGATCCTCAAGTTCGGCAAGCTGATACGTGCCGGAGGCATCTTCTATTCCGGATTCATTGCAACGGATAATAGACAGAATCTTATGTGTGGCTGTCACTGTCCATGAACTTATATCTACATTTGTCGGAATAACCGCGATGTATTCGCCCACAACACGCGCAACATTGTAGTTTTTAAACAGAATATGCGACGAATCTGTAAAAACAGCTCTGTCGTTATTGTCGTGCCTCAGTGATGAACATCCAGCCATAATGCTCTGACAGTTCTGCGTCGCGAATTCCACTGTAAACAAGGCCCATTCGTAGAAGTTCACCGCCGCAGGCTGTAACATAGCAAGTCCTTCGAGGGCACCATCTCTGTACGTCCTCGCGTTATCCATGAGGATCTTGTAGCCTCCCTGACAGTTGTCGAGCCCCGGAAGACTGACGGCGCGCCCGTTATCATCGAGTGCCAGCGCGTAAGCAGGAATATATACGTTTTCCAGCAGGTCCGCCTGATTATGCCCATGGCAGAAAATGTCGAAAGCGCGGAATCCGTCGTATTTGTATGATGAGATCACAAGCGTCCCGTTTTCGAATTTATAAAAACACTTCGGGCATTCCACTGCGACGTAATCGCCCATGCTTCCGTCTTCTGTGTATCCCGGTTCACCGAGATATGCGTTTACGTGGAAGATTGCCCTGTCGTCACCCTTTTCCCAGTATCCGACACATTTTTTCCTTACAAACGGGGGAGCAGTGTCGAAGTCGTTGACTACATTGGAATTGTCTCCATCCGTTCCCACTTCAGCAGTCATACCGACGGAATCGTAAATTCTTGTGAGCGCCGCAGCGGATCCGCCGATCCCGGAAACGCCATACCTTGCGGTTCCGACAAGACTGAGCCGCCTGTCATTCTCCGCAATCTGGTCATCCATGGCATTCAGCTGTGCGGCGTATAAAACGTCACCGGAATGAAAATTCTGTTTTTCGTAAGACATTGTTTACCTCCTAACTCAGTACCATCCTGTTGTGCGGAACGACAAAATTAAGCACCGGTGCTTCAGGCGTTCCTGTGATCGTGACACTGGGTTCCACGCCTGTCGTTACCGTTCCGATAGTTATGGCCGGCATCTTGCCGCCCGGGTTTTCCAGGATTTTCTTCAAATACATTTCTACGTTCGTCAGCGGTTCCGGAAGCTCCACGTCCTCACCGCTCATGCGTGCAAGATACTGCTCGACATTTGTGACTGGATTCATGGTCTCACCTCCTACTGTACAAGTTTTTCAAGGCGGAAGTCATCGAGGGAATAATCCAGGCTCCACAGCGAACTGGGATACGAACTCCTATAAGTATTTGCAAGATTATCGAAATATTCCGCCAAATTTGCAAGGAACAGATAAGAAGCGCTTGCCGGGATTACGATTTCATTTGTAAGCAATACTACCGGGGGGTAAAAAATCAAATTATTCTCATAAACACTTGTTTTAGAATTAGTCTCGCGAGGCAGTGCAAGAACCTGCTGACTAGAGTTAAGCAAAGCACAAATATACGCTTTAACGTCAATAGTTCTGTCGGCTTTCACAATATCCGAATATGTTTTAGCCCACCCGGTGACGCGGTACCTCTCCCCCTGCGATACAGGAATGATATCGTAATGCCCGGAAGTATATGGTCCTACATTTACAGATGTGATTGCGGAACCGCTTCCCGTTACCTGTTGGGAATATAAAGACTTGCCCGTTTTCCACGTCAGCTGATCCGTGATGTCCTGCCATATCTCCCCATTGTTTCCACCACTACCCACAACTATTGCAGCCATATTACAACACCTCCATCGTCGTTATGATCACAGGTATATCAACCAGGGGCGTTATCCCGAGAGCCGTGATCGTATTACTGTTATGCGATCCCACTATGCAGGCGCCCTCAAACTGCCGGAGCTGATTCTGCGTTGCCGTTGGCGCCAGTGAAACCACCACATCATACCCGCTCCTCCCGAGCGCATATGTCCCATTATTCCATCCGCTTGCCGACAGTGTCCCGAGTTCATAAGCAATCTCACGCTTTACCAGTTTTTTGAGGTTTGTTTTTGTGGTAACGCCTGTACCGCCTCTGGCAAGCGGTAACGTCCCGGACGTGATGTCCGCGGCACTGTGTTTGTGGTCAGGTCCTGCTGCCCCGGTCTGCTGCCACTTCACGCTGTGAGGATTGTCGTTGTCTATCAGATGCAAAAGCAAATTCCTGACAGCCCTTGCAAACAGCCCCATCAGGACGGAAAGCTTGCTTCCTGTAACCGGCATCTTCAGGGCGCCGGCTTCCGTAAAATTCACCGTCATGTCGGACGGCGCCAGATTTGGGACATTGTCGAGACCTATCTGCTGCTTTGTGACCCTGTGTGGATTGTTGTAATCATGGATATGACTTTCGAAATCCTCCTGAGTGCAATAGCCCACAGCACCGCTGATGATCGCCTCGACATTCTCCGCGTTCCCGATCGCCACTGTTTCGGAGAATTTCATCAGGATAATATCCCCTGAATCATACTTCTTTACCCGTGCCGCGTCGCTCCCCGCATTGGCATACGCATACAGGAATTCAGCATCCTCTCCTACCTGCGCATAGATACCAATCTCGCGCATGTCAAAGCTGGCCTGAATCTGTGCGTTGTTAAACTGGAAATCCAGTGTTGCCTTGCCCGTCTCGACAGTAATATGGGAAAATCCGACATTAAGGACAGGTGTTACAACATCTGTCATATCCTCAGGATCCGTTGTCGTGTTCCCGGTTCCAAGCTTGACACCTGTAAAGGTGATAGTTTCCTCGGAATAGACAACCTCAAGAATTGCGGCAATGCCGAGTTTTGTCAGTTTTAAATTAGGAAAATTCAATTTGTATCACCCCCTACAGTATTCTTGCGCTGCCAAACTCCATCGTATCCAGTACAGCCGCTTCCAATATTTCCGGATCATCAGATTCGCCGGTAATCCCGACATCTGTCGATGTAAAATGTCCGAAATATATCTGTTGTTCTATGTGTGTCTTTATGGATACTTCATCCAGATGCGCCGATTCCCTTTTGACAGACTGGATTATAGCCAAAAGTTCACTGACATCATAACCCGCATCGTTATCCAGCTCTATCCGAAAATGCCCGGGCTCCCCGTCATAATCAAACCATTCTATCGTCTGGCCGTCTCCGAATACGGTCTGGATCACAACATCCGTGGCATACTTCGTGCCGTCTCTGGACATCGTATCGATAGCTGTTTTAATAAGAGTACGCTTTTTTTCGATATCAAAATCCGTCCGGTAATAGCGCACATGCATATCCGTAGCGAGATAATCAAGCACGTCATGGTCACAGGTATCTATTGATGCATAAACATATGCTTTGGCAAGACAGAGCCTGTATCTGTCGTACTCCTGTTTCAGAGCGTAACTGATCGCCCGGATCTGCGGCTGTCGGGTAAACTGGTCTGGAAGTATATTTTTAAGCTCACCGTCATCAAACTTAATCATCTTCCAGTCCTCCGTAAGTCACAGACACAGTACCCAGCACAGGTATATTGGAGCTTCCGACGACCGTATATGTCGGACTGGTCACCGCGACGCGTTTCGCACCTGCGCCCATGCAGAGCTCAACAAGCTTTCCGGGCTCGATGTCCCGCCCGATCCTCTCGCTCTGCCATTTGGTATAACTGTTTACTGCTGCAGTAACAGCCTCCTGGATGACAGTAGCCGCGTTTACGTCGCTCCTATTGATGTAATAGGTAACCTCTACGTTATAACTGACTGTCCCGGGAGACGATACAGATACCAGATCAGTCAATGGTATAACATTTGCGTTTTTGATGTAAGTCTCAATTATCTGGCAAGTCTCTTCCGACAGGAGCTGACCATTCTTGCCGATAACACGGATATCCACTTCACACGCTTCTGGAGACGTGACCCGCACATCCCCGATATCGGAGTATGCCGTTTTTGTCCAGTATTCATAAGCCGTCTCAGGTCCTGCGACAGAATAGTTTGCAGGTACAAGGTATACCCTGTCTTTCAGCGCCTCATCATCTTCCCGGTCTGTTCCTCCCGTGGTCTCTCCCAGATTTGTAACAGATGCAATGTATGGCAGCGGATCCACGAGCACCTTTATATCTCCTGCAGGTATCCCGTTTCCTGCTGTGCCTTTTGTCTGGCAGACACAGAGGACATCCACGCTGTAATCACCGATGGGTATCTCTGCATATTCATCCGTCTCAAAGTAGACACTGGACCCCTGCGTTGTGACCCTGGTCCCTTTCGGGATGGAAATCACCGACGACCTGACAGCTGAAAGAGTAAACCGCACAGTACAGTAAGCATAAGCAGCTTCCTGCCGTTCCACGCCCTTGATTGCTGCCATGTTGTCAAGGAAATCACCGTATGTGTATTTCAGGAAGTTCATTTTCCCGGCTTTATCCAGATTTTCATACATCTGCATAAACTGGACAGCACACGCGTACAGCATCAGGCTGATCGGTTCGCCGTCCTTGAGATTTACGGTTGTGCCGGTCTCCTCATGGAATTTTTCCTCATAGTCGGAAACCAGTCTCTCTTTAATCGTATCGAGGGTAACACCGTCGATGAACGTAATGTCCGGCAATCTCTCAATTTCCGGTATCATCGCACATCCCTCCTTCTTACGTTAATTGTCAAAACAAGTTTTCCGTCGGTCCCGTACTCAGTCTCTACCGAGTCTATCCTGACCTCCGGTACATAGATATCCGCCTTTTCCTGCAGCTCTACCGCGATCTGATTCGCCGCCAGATTGACCGGCAGATCCATCGCGTCACCCGGAAGACCAAATGCACGGCTCCCGGGGATAGTCGTCTCCGTGCAGTGCAGGAGCGTCCGCAGGCGGACATCTATCTGCCGGAGCTCAGTAGCGGATATATCGTCCAAAGACACAATTTTTATTGAATCATTTAACGTCATTACGTGTACTCCTTAAACGTCACATCCACAGAAGCACGGACCAGCTCACCCTTGTTCCAGATTTCTTCCCACTCTGAATCAATGGATTCCAGGTAACACTTAGACGTCCCCACACGCTTACCGCCGATATACAGGTAGTAGATGTCACCGTTCCGGCAGGATTCCTCCAGTCTCTCGATGTAATACCTCGGAGACTGTCCACGGTAAGCGGAAAATGTGATGCGCATGGAATTTTCTATCTGCTCCAGTCCCTGGTATTCCGCTCTGGGTTTTGCCTGCAAAATATTATGGGTTGCCCACCGTGACTTGACTTTCCGCTTCATGTCTGTAAATGGGAGCTGTGTGTTACTGTCTACCTGAAAGATCAGGTCCGTGCCCCACTGTCCTAACATTGCCAATGCGACACACCTCCTTAATGATATCCTTCGAGGACGGAGACTCTGTGCTCCAAATCCGCGAGTTTCGTCATGATCTCTGTAACAGTAATCGCCCCCGAGGATGTCTGGAATTTGATCTCCGGAGCAAACAGGAGCAATTCACCGCCGTCCTCGTATTCCGCATAAGCTTCCCCGTACTCATGCCCGAATTCTTTCCGGTAGAGTTCCGCTCCGTATTTCATTGGCTTATTGGTCCTGTTCCAGTAATGCCCGAATACAAGTCCTCTGGCCTGCCCTGTCGGCAGGTGTATCGCCATTACCTCGTCACCGATCTTTGGCATTTTATATTCGTCATTAAATGACACCGTGGAAAGCAGGACAGTCACAACGTCGTCAAGGTCCGGATATGTGATGGATATCATGCCGTGCTCGTAGTCTATTTTACTGACCTTGCCAATCCTGATTAATTTGTCTGCCATATCCTATAACCTCGCATAGCATTTATGCATCTCCAGTTTCTGCTTCGTCCCGCCGTCCGTGATGCTGGTCGTGATCTTATCGATATAGTATTTACCGGACGCATGGCCGAGTCCTGTGATCATGACCGTCTGGCCGCTATACAGGACCTGCCACATCCAGACCGTCCCGGAGATCTTCGTCATGGTCTCGTTTGCCTCATTGACTTTAGACCGGGCTTTCTTATCAGCGTCCGCCTGTGAATCGCACTTTTCATTGATGTACATCACACGCCTAGATGTATCGCCAACGGAAAGCTTGTATTCATCCTGACTTGACTCATCTGACTTATACCCGATGATCGCGCCGGTGTAGGTCCCCTCCAGCTCATCGTCATACGTCCAGTCATCGTCAATAAAGTCTTTGCGGTCTATCGTACAGACAGGAGGCAGTGCCTCAAGTCTGCCTGAGTCAAAGATAATGATCTTGCGGTTATAGACCTTCATCTTCAATCCGTAGTCTTTCGCCGTGGAAAACAGGAAATCCGAGTCAGTCTTGTCGGTCTGCTCCAGTGACTCGATGAAAGAATCAGGAGCGTTGAATTCGTATGATAATCCATATCTTCCCGCTATCTCCGCTCCGATCCCGGACAGACTTATGTTCTCCCATGTCTTTGTCCGCTGTCTGGTCTTAAAGCTTAAATCCTGCGGGATAGCAAGGCCGCCGAAAGTGCATTTCAGCGGTCCGCCTGAGAATTTGATTGAGTCAAGGATAAAAGCGCCATAGGACAGCACAAAGAAATCATTTGTGGAATTCCACGCCGTAAAGGTACAGCCGCCCTGAATCTCATCCCCTTTTGTAGGGTACCAGTTCGTCAGCCATACCATGTCCGCATCGTACAGATCGACGCTGATGGAATCGGAGGATCCTGCAGCAACGTCTGTAAAAGTCACGCCCAGCAAATACTTGTCGAGCTGTTCGGAGACATTGTGGCTATTGAACAGCAGGACAGGCGTTGCCTTACGTCCCCGAAATACAAAAGCCATTACGTCGCCTCCTTAGCCCAGATGGAATTATCATCATCCGAATGCCAGAAGGGCAGGTTTTCTTCCGCCCGGATGTCGACGTCCGGAATCACCAGTTCCGTCCCTGAGTCAAACACAAGGATGTCCGTCAGCTCCCAGTTGGCGTCCATGAGCTCCTTCATGTAGCTCTCCTTGCCCATCTGCTGATAGGCGATCAGATCCCAGGTATCGCCTGAGACCGTCGTATATGTTGTAGCCATAGCGATACCCCCTCGTTAAGCAAATGATGTCCTGCGGTCTTCCGCCTGCAGCTGCCTGTACATCTGCCGGAACTGTTCCATGCTCCACGACAGCGCGGACCGCAAGTCTGTTTCATTGGCGCTTCCGTTGATCGTGATCTGCGGCGAAAACACGACACCACCGCCCTGCGCCGGAGCGGATGCCGGAGCGGATGCAAATGTGGTAAGCACGTTCGATGCCATGCTCCCCGCAGCAGTGTCAGCCAGGCTCTGGGATGCGGATGCCACTTCTGATGCGGAATCCTCAAGGCCGACGCCAAGACCAGCGCCGGTGAAATAGCCGATTTTTTCCGTTACTTTGGACGGGGAGTTAATCTTCAATTCCACATTCATGGCCGCTGAAACACCGGCCGCAATTTCCTGCGCTTTCGCTATCGCTGCAACACCGCCTGCCTCGATACCGGCAACAAGTCCAGCCATCATGTTAGATGCTACGCTTCCGAGGTCAATGGAAGCAAACGCATTGTAAATCGAGTTTGCCGTTGTGCTTGCGCTCAGTATCATCATCGCGAAATCAGCACCGACGGATGTCCGCATGGATGTGATAGATGCAGATACCTGAGACTGTACCGTGGTTCCCATGGTCGTCAGGCTGGTCTGCACCGCAGTTGCCGCTGTATTCGCAGATGTTGTCATCTCTGTCATCGCGCTGGAAAACGCCGCTGTCAGCTCTCCGATGTTTCCCGCGTCGATAGAGTTGATCACTGCGGACAGCGCATCCGCGTCCATCTCCTGAGGCTCAATCTTCAGTGATTCGTTGATTGCTGTCCCGGCCGCTTCCGCTTCTGCCTGTGCCTGCGTAAACTGATCTGTGATGGAACTCTGCAGTTCCTCGATGGATTGCGCGGCCTGCTCTGCCTGTCCCTCTGTCGCGCTTCCGACAGCCTCCACGGTCGCTTCCGCTTCCTGCTGGGTTGCCGTCAGCTGTTCCATGGCGCCCTGTGCGAGCTGTGTATAGGTACTCAGCGCGTTTTCCATGCCACTGGTATCACCAAATCCACGGCTAGACTCAATCATTGTGTTGAGCTCTTCCACGCTCCGCTTTCCGGAAATCAGGGAATTGACGTAATTCTCCGTTTCCTGCGTCAGATTACTTCTGTCAGCACTGGACCACAGTGCTTCCATGGCGGGCTGCATTGCCTCAGCGTTCTGCGCAAGATATTCCATTGCGTCCCCTGCCTGATAGAGGTCTTCCATTGCCATGTCCGTGGAAATGCCGTTCCAGGATTCCGCGATCTGGCTGAGCCCTTCCATCAGTGCCGAACCTATCTCTTTACCAGCGGAAAGGAACTGAGGTATGCTGTCGATGACGCCGCCTACCAGCGACATCATAATGTTCGGCAGCTGTCCGATCAGTATCGGAAGGCCTGCGAGGATGCCTCTCGCGATCCCGCCTACGATGGCAATACCACCGGACAGGATATCGTCCGCATGTTCTGCCAGTCCTGTCGCAAGCTGTGTGACAAGTGTTCCGGCTGTCGTGCCTAACTGCTCACCATTCTCAGAAAACCATGTGCCGATATTTGTGATCATCGCGCTGAGGCCGGCTGTCCACTGCTCTGCAGTGCCTTCTGCCACAAGGCCATCCATCAGGCCCTGTATAAGCTGTCCGCCAGCAATCACGAAATCATCCGTAAAATTGACAAACGAATTGCCGATCTCTGTGATGATCTTCGCGGCAGCGCCTCCCACGTCAGCACCTTCACCACCGATTGATTTGACAAGTTCGGATGCGAAATCTCCGGCTTCCTTAACGACGTTCGCGCCCTTTTCCCCGATAGTAGCAGATACATCTCCGATTGCTTCACCGATGCCTTTTGCAAGGCCGTCAAGACCGTCTACCTTGAAAGATTCCTTCAGCTGTCCGATGATCTCCGTCATCTCCTGGACAGCTCCACGGATGCCTGTTCCCTCGCCACCAACAAGGGAATCGTATATTTCAATCCCGAAATCGGATATGGACGACTTGAGGATGTCCAAGTCACCCTGCAGATTATCTGTGGCGGTAGAATACCTGTCGTTCAGGGTATCAGCGGCATTGCCAAATTCATCCACGCCGTTCCTGGCGTTTTCCAGATTGGTCTGCAGGCTGTCCCACGCACCGTTATCACCAATGGAATCAAGCAGGTACTGCGCCTCTGACTGGTAGTTGGTGCCGAACAGGTTGGCGGAAATCTGCGCGCGCTTTTCAGCGTCTTCAACGTTGGCAAGGCCTTCCTTGATGTTCCCGAGCATATCCTCAAAAGAGAGGAAATTGCCCTGCTCGTCAGCAATGGAAACGCCTATGGACGATAAAGCATCGGCAACAGGCTTAGATTGTTTCGCCAGTCTGGTAAAGATACCATTCAGGGCTGTACCTGCCTCACTGCCTTTTGTACCGTTATTGGCAAGGATACCGGCTGCAGTGCCTAACTCATTTAAGTCAATCCCCAGAAGCCTTGCAGAACCACCGGCACCGATCATCGTCTCCATGAATTCAGCGCTGGAATAGTTCGCCGCGCTGTCTGCCCTGGCTACCATATCCATGTAACCGGAATAATCTTCCATGGTAAGACCGAGCGCACCCATGGAATCCGTCACAAGGTCAGAAGTCCTTGCGAGATCTGTATTTGATGCACTGGACAGCTTTACCATATCGTCCAGTGCCTGCGTGGAGTCGCTGACGTTCCAGCCCGCTAAAGCCATGTATTTCAGCGCTTCCGCGGCCTCTGTCGCGGTTTTATTGGTGGTAGCTCCCACCTGCCGCGCCGCTTCCTGGTATTGGGCAAAAGCTTCTGAGGATTTTGTGATACCGGCAGTACCGGCAAGGTCGGACATGGCGGACTCAAAATCCATCCCGGTATTGACCGATGCCGCGCCTGCAGCAATCATCCCGGTGGTTATTCCGCCCAGGGCTTCCATGCTGGCTTTTGCTACGCCGGTAACCGTCTTCCCGACTCCCTCAAAAACTTGACCGATGCCCGACTTTTTACCGCTCCCACCGTTCAGGCGGTCGAGCATCCCTTCCGCGCTATTGACGGCAGACGTAAGACTCGCATCCAGTTTTCCGCCAATAGCAATGGTTAATTTCTGATCGCTCATTTTCTTTTCTTCACCGCCTTCTCGCGGGCCTCTTGAATATCATGTGCTATGTCAACAAAATCGTTGACCGTTGCAATCAGCTCTTCCATGGTCAGGCCGAGGAAATATTCCATCCCCGTATTTGTCTGCATGGAAAGCCTCATTGTGATTTTCCGAATCTCCAGAAAATCAGACAGGTTTATACCTGCCCGAAAAAAATCTGTCTCATCCTGTTTTTGGTGACCACGAAATCTCTCATGCTCAATTCGTCAAAAAAGAACTCCAGCGGCTCACCCGTGGAAAGGTGTGCGCAGTAGATCAGCAGGTTCGTGTCGATTTCCGGAGACAGCTGGTTTGTGATGGGGTGCCCGATCCTGTTCAGGACGTTCGTGGCGTCCCCGATCACGCTTCCTTTGATTTCCCTGTATTTGGAAAAATCAAGCTGTGATATCTTACGGTCCTCGAAGTCATATGTCTCCGACAATTCGAGGATCATTTCTTCATCATCATTTTTCTTTGCCATATAATCTCAGACTCCTTTCAGGATATAAAAAACGGACGCAGGTTAGACCTGCGCCCTGATCTTCTCCAGCTTATCCTCTCCGTTGAGGATGAACTTGAAGTTGAGCTTGTCCAGCTCGAGGAGTGTTTCCTTGTTGACCTGTACCTTGACGTACATGATGCCGATCTCGGTCTCACACTCCATTTTCTTGCCCTTTTCGAGCTTTCCGAGATTAGTAGTCTTAGCTTTGCCGCGGACCACAATCTTTACCGGATAGTAATCCGTATATCCGGTATCAGTGTCGATGCACTGCAGGGATCCACGGAACGTAAGCTGCTGCGGCTTAGTAGTGTCGCTGAGTTTAAACATGTCCTTATACAGAGCCGTGAACTTGACCTTTACGGTCGCGTCCTCAAACTGGCCTGTCGCAGGCACTTCGAGTTCGCCGAGGACTCCTGCTCCGGACAGTGTATCGGTGAGTGCTGTCAGCTCCGGGAGCTCAACATCACCGTCAACACCGATCAGCTTTTCGCCTTCGTCGTAAACGTTAAAATCATTAAGCAGTTCGGGAAGTTTAAGCATTGTCGTTTACCTCCTTTCTCACGCGGAAACCGTCTCAAGCGATGCAGTCAGCAGGGAGACGTCGTAGGACAGGATATTGTCAATTTCCTGTGCGGGCGGATAGGGTGCGATATACTGGCGGAATACGATCTTCCCGGCAAGCAGCTGCTCTGTCGGGTTATCGGATGCCAGATAGCTCATTCTCGCGCCTGCCCAGTGGTCCGGAGCGAATGCAGCGCATCTGATGTTTTCGGAGTCGATGATGGACTCAATCAGCACGATGTTCAGCGGGTCATCGACCTTTTCGAAGTAGAGCTGAATGAAGTTATTACCCTGCCAGTTAAACATTCTTCTGGTCGGACACCAGATATCCTTAACGTCCGTATATGCCGGATATGCGCCGGTGTAAGAGCCAAACAGCCTCCATCCGTTGAGGTTGATTGCAGTGTTTACACCGTAACCGTTGATAGTAGTCGCCTGATCCTGTGTGAGCACGATTTCTGTGCCGTCCTCAAGGCAGGTCGCAACCACTCCGGCTCCGCCTCTGCCGATGATTTTATTGGACGGGCTCCGGCTGGGAATGCCGTTGTTCCGCGCGTCTGTGTATGCCATCAAAGCGGTGGCGATCGTGGACAGAGCCATTACCTTGTCTTTACCCTTGACCTTTACGGCAGGCCATACCGGATAACAGAACGGTGACACGAAATCAGCGGTCTCCTTCGCGGTGCGGACAGCAGTATATGTCCTTGTGGTCGTGGACTCGATATCGAGGACTGCCATCGCCTTAAACACGCCGTTGATATTTGCGGCTTTGGCATACAGCGCCGCGCCGACTGTTGCGGATTTGCTGAATCCCGGAGCGCAGATAAGAGACGGAACGACGCTCAGGCGCGGATAGATAAATGGAATCAGTTCAGCGCCGGTGGCAACGCCGGTAGAGCTGTTATAGGTTCCGATGACTGCAGCATCAGTTGTGGTTGCAACATCCGTAGTATATTCAACGACCGTGTCGAGGCTTGCGTTGTACTTGGTGGATGCTGTGTTGATCGTAACTGTCGCATATCCGTCAGCATCATACTCAACGGTATAATCCTCGTTGAGCACGAAATTCACGGCAGTGCCTCCGGTTCCCTGCTTTACCTTAAATCCGCTGAGGAACGCGTATTTATCCGTGATCCTTGCGGATGTTGCACCCGACTCAATCGTGGTAGCTCCACTAGTGTAAATAGCAATGCCCTCATGTCTTACCGGGATATACACAACGGGCCCGACCGGGAACAGGTTGGCTGTGACCCACATCATCTGGCACAGTGTCCATTTGTCCCAGTCGTCGCTGTATCCGAGGATATCCATTGCTTCCTGTGCGGAATTGCAGAGGATGGGTTTATTAAACAGATCTTCACCGTTTTCCTTCAGGTACAGCGGAGCACGGCCGATACACACAATAGCGTCTTCCCTGATCAGCGGGTTTGCAAACGCTGTATCGTCTTCATAGACGTATACTCCATGTTTGATAGCCATAGGTTAAATCCCTCCTATCTTATTTTCCTACGTAATTCAGCACGGCAAGAAATGCCTGCCATGTAATACCTTTGCGTTCGTTGATGTCCCTTTCTGCTTTGGCATAATCCTTAATCCTGATGATCAGGTTTCCTGCCAATGGGACAGCCTCGAACATAGGCTTCGCGGTCTCAGGGATGTCACTGTAAACAGTGTTCTGGATGAGACCGTATTTATGAGCGGTAGGGCCGACGTACATAACCGGCTCTTTTATAACCGCCTCTTTTGTTTCTTTTTTCTTAGAAGGCATACGGAATTGTTCTCCTTCCCGGTTTCGGCACCATGAACTTCAGACGTACCGAGCCAAAGTAATAGGGGTACGTGTCCTCATCCTGCAGGGCCCATTCCATGTCCGGCATACACCGGAAAGCTTTGTATCCGGGCGTACCGAGCGTAGGTTCCTGACAGAAGCGGGTCACGATCCTGTTAATCGCGTTCACAATGTGAGTATGCCCTGCGTTGCCAGTGTCCTCGTCGTGGACTCCCACGAGTATGTCAGCCTCTACTTCCCACAGGTCATTGTCATCAACGGTCTTTCCGCCGTTTATGCGGACGATGAAATACGGAAAAAACCGATCCGGATCATCATCGTCATTTAGCAAAATTGGAAGAAATTGGGCGTAACCGTTGAATCCCGTGCGGCTTTCGCCATTTCCTGTGTTGACCAGGTCTGACAATATATCTTTTATTTCACTGACCAGTGCAGTCTGCAGGTCGTTTACAACCATTAGATCTTTCTGGAATTGCACGGACATCACCTCACTTCAGCAAAAATGCGATCTGCTGTTCCATATATTTTCTTAAGTCGGATTCTATTTGGGGACGTGTTGGAGTCCATACGCGTTCATCGTTTCCGAGCATGTAGGGGACGGATTTGGACTTCATGATGTAAATCGGCGTTCTTTCTTTTCCGGGCCTCGCAAAAACAAGATTGGCGACGCCGCCCTTACCACCCTGAGCGCGGGATCTTCGTAATTGTTGGACCACAAAGGCTTTGTTCCCGTTCAAATGCATTTCCTTCAGCCCGCTCCGTACAACATCAATTTTGACCCCATGACTTCCGCCATTCCTGCTCCACTTGAAATAGTGGACATTCAGGGTGCTCCCCTCTGAATTAATGTAGGCCACAAGATGTCCTGCAGTAGCATTTTTAATCCGAGCGTCCTTTTTGAAACCGCCTGACTTAACCGTATAGGACTCCTGCGCTTTACCGGCCAGTTTCACCCTTGCGGATGTCGCCGTCTTGTTTAAAGCTCTTGCGATGTACTTGTTTGCTTTCCCGCCAGATAACTCATTGAGCTTCTGCTTCAGCTTAGCAAACTCACCCTCATCGAGCTTAAACTCAAAATCTATAGCCTGTCCGCTCATGCCCGGTTCGCCTCCAACGTAATCGAGTACACGCCGTATTCATCAATAGCATCAGCGACCCTGTACTTCCTGCCATCCAGCGTGACAAGACTGTCCTTTTTCGGCAGTGGACCATAGTCCGACGCCGCGACATAGATCAGCCTCTGCTGTACAAAAAGGCCGTCCATATTGTCCTTGTAGCGCTTCTCACGCTCAATCTGCTCGATATCGTCCATCTGTACCGGCATTTCCACGCCGTTCAATATGTGCATGTCGCTGAACTCATCCACGTTCAGAAACACCTGATGGATGTCGTTTGCTATGATGTCTTTAAACGCGCTCATTTTTTCCGTCCCCTTTTTGGTGCCTTCCCCACCAGTGCTTCCGGGTCTCCGTCACTGGATTTGCCCGGGAGCCACGGCTCCGCAGTTTCGAGGGTCGCTTTCGGCGCTTTCTTCTGGGATTCCACCTCATCCCAGTACGCCGCGCCTGATTCCAGCCACGCTGTTACCAGTGCCTCATTACCTGCAGGGAGCGCATCGCCCACCCCGTACTGTTTGGATGCGTACAGGATGGGAAGCTTTGCTCTTAAGAGACTCACGCGTTGATCTTAACAAGGACGGTGGTATCCCCTGCTGCAGCCGGTGCTGCTACATATCCATGCCCTGCGCCGCTCTCTGCCGCTGCAGCAACACCATCGGTAATGGTAACTGCAGTGCCCTGAGTCAGTGCGCTGGAGCCTTTGCCGAATTTAAAAACGCCTTCCACGTGGACGGATCCGACGGATCCGGGAGCAATATCGCAGGCGGCCACGCCGATCTTGTCTTCCAGCTCAATAATCGTGCCGGATTCGATCAGCGCATCAGTTTCATTTACATAATCGAGGGCTTCTCCCCTCTGCCAGAAGAAATCTACTGTTTTAGCCATTATTAGTCACCTCCTCAGGAAAGTACGACGCCCGGGTTCTTCAGCAGACCACGGAAGTCGCGTACATTGATACCCCAGTCGAGCCAGATATCCCAGGTAAATCCGAGCTGTCCGACAGTCTCCATACGTCTCACAGTCGGGGTCTCCTGACCGTTCAGGTAATCAACCTGGATGCCGCGCGCGGATGCTTCGTCCGCCTTCATGAACCACGGGCAGGCATTCTGTCCGGCCAGTGCGTTGAGCATCGGAGACTGGACGATCTGCAGCGGATAGTTGTACAGCGGGTTGATGTCGTTGTTGGCGCTTCCGGTTACCTGTGCGGTGTGGAAGATCACAGCAAGGTCAAACTCCCAGCCTACCGGAACGATGATCTTCTGCGGAGTCATGTAGATCGGCTCGCCGAAATGGTCGGTCTGCTTCTGCATCTGCAGGATCATAGCCTGGATAACCGCCTGAGACGGAGCTGCGCCATTGGCCATGACGTTTTTGTGGTCCGCATGGAACAGGGTCTTTCCGTCAAAGATTGCCGGGTTGTTTACGAGGATCTCATATACCTGCTTGTCGATGGTCTTCTTCGCGGCCTGCGCGTAGAGACCGGGGACGCGTGTAAGGAACCCGATATCATCGTTTACAAACGCCTGTCTGGTCATGCTGAACTGCTTTGCGTAGGTGTTCAGTTTTCTCTGGGGCAGGAGCTCTGTTCTCGGCATGTCGGGCTTGATCTCGCCGTTTTCCGGCAGGAGCTGGAATTCAGACACGCCACCGATTACATACTCATGGTCTGCGGTCTCCTTAAAGTCGGACAGAGAACCCTTTGTTGTGATCTGCTCGAATGTCGTAGGCACATGATTGTACATCTCAACGATGGATTTACGGATCGTCTGATCCATGATCGCCGGGAATGCGCTGGTCGGATTGTAGAACTGACGTGCCAGCATGTCATACAGTTCGCCGGAAGACTTCCGGAGCAGGTCTGTAGCGCTCTCACCGTCACGCACAAGGCATTCCACAGCAAGGTCTCTCATGGATGTACCACGGAGTTCCTGTGCACCTGCAGCGGGACGCTCCACGGCCATGCCTGCTCTCATCATGATTCCGTCAGCTGCAGCCGCACGGAACTTGTCGTTTTCATCGGCGGTCACATTAACAGCTCCGGTATGTACCGGCTGTCTGGTCTGGCGTACATGTTCCAGCACCTGCGCCCTGTAAGCGTCGAGGGTGATCCCGTCGCGGATCGCCTGAGCCGGATCCATATCAAAGGATCTTGCAAGGTTTGTAATTTCAGAAATTCTTTCACGCTCCGCTGTGATCGCTCTCTGAGTGTCCTCTTCGTTGGTCTCCGGAGCGGATGCTGCCATGCTTTCAAGTGCCCTCTGAAGGCTGTCGAATTCGGCGATTTCTTCTGCAGTCATCGCCCGTCCAGCAGTACGTGCGCCTTCAAGTAACTCGTTCTGCCGGGCAAGAATCTGTTCTCTGTTCATCTCGTTTCCTCCTTGTAGAGATTTTTGTTATATTGAAGCTGCCGTGCGTATGTTTCCATCAGGTCGCGTTCCTGAACCTGTTCCATTTCCCTGCCGACCCCCACCGTGGTATCAGCCGGAATGGAAACGATGCTGATCTCATAAGGTGCCCATCTCCTTGCGATCGAGCATGGTCCTGTAAACCTGCCGTCTGAAGACTGCTTGCCCGGCATTACTTCCTCCCATGAATCCACCATGTAGCCGACCGATACGCCCTTGAGCGTCCCGCTCTCGACCTTCTGGCGGATGACTTCGGACTGATCATCTGAGTCAAACTCAATCTCAGCCCGTCCCTTTCCATCCTCTATCCACGCGCGCGTGACCTTGCCGATCACGTTATCGCGATTGTGGTTATAGAGGACAACGCCCATCTCCGTGAGACGGGTCATATCTATTGCCCCGTCCTTGTGGTCCAGGATTTCATTCCCGAACCATCTCATGTAGGGCTCTTCCGAAGAAAAGGAAAGCGTGAACTTCCGGGTATTCTCCTCGCCTTCTACAGCTCGGAGGTTCCCGTTCAGCTCACGCGTCCCCGTGTTTCTGTTCTTCTGCGTCTCCACCGCCCTCTGCAGGGCTCTCTGTGCCATCGTCTGCCCCGTCGGATGTCGGTTGTTCCTTCTTCGCATTGAATATCACTCCTTCCAAATCTAGGCCTTTGCTTTTCGCGTACTCGTTGACCTCCACGATGTCATCGATTTGCGCTTTCCAGTCGCGCCCGTTTTCTGCGGAAACCTGCTTGAATGTCTTGATTCCGTAATTCAGGGCCGTCTTCGTGGCGGACGCTTCCTTCAGCGGGTCAATCCACGCTTTCGGCTGTTTGATCCATTCGTGTACATAAAAAGCGTCCTTGTCTGTCCAGTAACCCGCCTTTTTGAGCAGGCCTGCCAGAAAGCACGCTTCGATAAATGCTTCGTAGATGTTATCCATTACAGCAAAAAGCTGTTCCGCCTCTTCGTCAAATGTCAGCTCGTCCTCGATAATTCCCTGTCTTGCGGAACTGTAAGATGTTTCTGACATGTCGCGGGATGTCGCCTCGTAAGAAATACCCTGCCCGGCTCCGATCATCCTCTGCTGGAGCTTTGTAAAGGATGTGGCATCGGCGCTCTGTCCGGTCGGGTTTACCACCTCTATATCGTCACCGGTATTGAGCTCCTTGATCATGCCGGGAGTAAGTGTTTTCCCATCGTAGCTCTTCCTCGACGGATCGCTTGACTGCCGTCCCATCCCGCCCGGGGGCAGTGCTTTTTTGATAAACACGGACAGGCAGGCCATAATCCGCTGTTTTACGGATACCGCCGTGATAAACTCGTTCAGGTCGCGGATCCTCGTCAGCGTCGGAGCCATATCGGATATCTCGCGGATCTGCGAGGGACGTTTCTTGGTGTAGTAGAAGATCACGTCCTCTGCCGGTATGTATATCGGTTCCGTCAAAGAGAATCCGTCTATCTGATACTGCTGTATCCAGTAGCCGACGGGGCGGTTAAATTCGTTGTATTCGATACCGCCTACCACTCTGTTTTTGCTGTCATGCAGTCTGGTGCATCCGGTGTCGAGCTCGTCCACTTCCAAAAGCTGTAACTGCAGCGGGATTTCCGCATCCTCCACGTACCGCTTGACGATCAGGATCCCGCCGTCAACCTTTTTCCGGACAACCATCATCCGGAGCATCTGCGTAAATGTCTGCTGTCCGGTAACGTCGCAGTTCTTTGCCTTGCACCACTTTTTCCACAGCTTTTCGATTTCGTCGTTCAGCCGTTCGCTGGATGTCATCGCCTGCAGTCGGAAACCGGCTCCGACCACATTCCTTTTATTGGCTCCAAGCAGGCTGTTCATGATGTCGGAATTCCGTTCCAGGTCTCGCGCACGCGCCCGGACCGAATCACGACTGTACTTATCTGTCTCCTCTGCGGACTGGTTCCAGACGCGCCACCCGGCATTCAGTCTGCCGTTGTTGCCCGCATCATAGTTCCGCATCTCCTGCAGTTCCTGTTTCCACGCTTCCCGCCGCGCTCCCCATTCAGGCGACAGGAAGCCTATAACATTGTCTAACCAACTCATCCCATCACCTCGGATCTGTATCCCATATTGCTACATAGGTATCATCAAACAGGCCCGTCTTGTTATCGTCGGCATTCATGCCGGACTCGATTTCCTGCCGCATCTTATAGAGTTGTGACAGGTCGGCTCTGGTCAGCTTTCGGGAGCCGATTGTGTACGACTGCCCACCTTTCAGTATCACAAGAATTGCCTGATTGATTTCGTAAAGCATATCTGCATTTGTCGGCATAAGCCTTTCCTCCTGCAGTTCCGTTATAGTTTTGCCCATTCTGTCACCTCCTTACAGCAAAATCAGCATAGAACCAAGTCTTTTGGCTTCTTAGCCCATCTTCTCGGCCTTCTATTGTTGCTTTGTTCTTTTCGTGTAGACCATTTACAATTATCCGGAGAGTATCCTTTGTTGTTGTCGATCCTATCGATAGTTAAATCATCACTATACCCATGACTTAACGCCCAATCTTGAAATGGTTTAAAATCGCGTAGCCATTCGTCACAAACAGTTATTCCCCTGCCGCCGTAATCGTCATATGATTTACAGTTAACGTCATTGCATCTTTTCTTCATCCCGCCCCATATTTTGTACAAACGCGTATAACTTGCATTATGCTTTGTACTTCTTTTGATCGTAGCTTCCACAACGCCACAACCACACGTTCTGGTTGATCCGCTTTTTAAATTTGGAGCATAAGTTACAAATTCTTTTCCGCATGAACATCGACACAACCATGCAGAATTTTTACTTCTACTTTCCGCACGTTTAAGAACGATTACTTTTCCGAATTGTTTTCCTGTTAAATCAACTAAGGCAGACATATGCCCTCCGTCTATATCCAGTCTTCGTTTGCTTGTATCCACGCTTCTTCAGGAGTACTATCTTCGTTTCTCTGTTCTGGTTTCTCATTTTCCTGTTGAAGAGTTACAAAACTACGCACACCCATAATGTCAGCCGCTGCTAAGGAATAACAGGCGCAGTCAAGATAATGGTTGTCTATGTGTTGTGCCTTTGGTACCCACTTCTGGACGACCCTGCCATTGCTCCGGACATTAACCTTGTGCTCTGCTGTCAGCTGTCTGGCATATTCTCGGTCACACCCCTGATAAACCATCCAGGAGCCGGTTCCGACAGGTTTATGCAGACGGCTGGCGATCATGTCTTTGTATTTATCGCCGTCGGTCATGATCAGCTGAATGCCGTCTCCTTTGGTACCGGGACGGTTTACCGTTGATATCCTGTAATGACTTGTCATCGGATTGCTGGAGCCCTTGACCGGCATTGCCCAGTCCATCCGCTCTACACAAAACTCATAGGTGTCATCCGCGTTATAACCCGAGTCGACCAGGCAGAGCATTACCTGATACGGATCGCCGGAAGCGTTCTTGTAAGTCGCGTTCATCACGCGGTCAATGTCAGCAAAGTCTCGCGCCTGGCCGTGGGTAACGCTTTGACTTGTGATGTAATCACCCCACGCCCGAATATCGTAATACATGCAGTCTTTCTGCACGTCCACGCCTGCGGTGAGCATCTTCGCCCAATCAGGTACGACAAATTCCGGTGTATCTGTCTGGCGCTCCAGAACCATATCCTCGTCCATATGCGTCGCCATGTCTTCCCAGGGCTCGGCCAGCCATGAGTTCTTAAAGTTCTGCAGGCGCTCCGGATCGTCTTTGCTGTTCAGGAACTCCAGCGCGATTTCCGAAAAACGCACAAAAGGCGAGTAGAGGGTGTTGATCCAGAACGCAACCTTCTTTTTGTTGGTCGTGTTCTGTTTTACTATCCTCCACTCACCTTCCTGGAGCATTTTGTCTTTCTGATAATCCTGTATCGTGCATCCGCATTCCTGGCAGACGTACACCGCCATATCAGCGCGTTCCGTATATGTCAGCCCTTCTTTGTCAGGCCATTTGATCTGGTTAAATTGCAGCTCTATCATTTCCCCGCAGTGCGGACAGGGGACAAAGTAATGTTTTTCCAGGTCGGCGTTTTCCAACGCTTTCCAGATGTGTCCTTCCCGCAATGTTGGGGTTGATGTCATGTATATTTTTCTGTTGGCAAAAGTCTTTGTTCTTTCTCTTGCCAGTGCGATAGGGTCAGCCTCTTTTTTCGTGTTGGAAGGATATTTATCCACCTCGTCCAGCATCAGATACTTTATAGCTTTTGATGCAAGGGACGAGGGGCTGTTGCTTCCTACCAGCGAAAGGTACATTCCCGAAAACTGCAGCTCCAATTTCTGGCTCTGGAATTCTCTGTACAGTTCTGACAGGGATGGGCTTGTCTTAATCATCGGCTGCAGACGATTGTCGGAAATACTTTCCGCGAGTTTGTCTGTCGGATAGACTACCATGGTCGGCGCCGGGTCCTGCTGGATGATATATCCGATCATGTTGAGCATTGCTTCGGATCCGCCGACCTGTGTGCATTTACAAAAGATGACTTCCTCACTTTCGTAGTTCAGAATCTCATCCATGATTCCAACAAGGTATGGAGTTTTCCGGTTTCGCCATGGACCAGGCATGGCAGATGTTTTACTGTCAAGCAGGCGGTATCTTTCGGCCCATTCGCTGACTGTCAGGTTTTCCGGAGGTTTCAGGTATCGCAGGACATCACGGATATACCCGGCACAGTCAAAACGACTAATCTTCAGGGGCTTTGCGCGGCCTGCCACGTTTCGCCTTTTTCTGTTCTGCCGGTTTTGCTTCCGTCCCTGCGATCACAAAAGCGTTCAGCATATTATTCAGGTCAAGTGATATGTCTTTCTCCAGTTTCCTTGATTCTGTCGGTTCCATGTACGGAGAGACAAAGCCGATGATTCTGGATGGCAGGTTCGTGACGAATTTCTTAAACGTTACAAAGAACTTCGTATAATCCACCTGAACCTCTTCCACGGATATATATTCACCGTTCGCAATAGCTGTCCTCAGCCGGTGCAGTTCTCCCTGGGATTCTTTCAGCGCTATGTCTGCCTCCAGCTTCTTTTTCTTCAGCTCTTCCTCCGTAACGGAGGATCTGCCGTTCGCTCTCCTCTGCAGATCCTGTATGTATGCCTGAACGTTTTCCTTCAGGTTGTACTTCCTGCCGTTCGGCGAGCTCTTCTTCAGTATCCCGTCAGCGGTGAGCTGATGTATCCGCCGGAGTGAGAGGCAAAAGTAGTCCGCCAACTCTTCGGAGCTTACCTGGATGATATTTTCTTCAGAAGTTTTCAGACTATTCACCCCTTTGTCGTAAGAAATCGAATATTTGTTCGAATTTTTATCCGAAAATGCATCGGGCTCAAGGCGCCGCACAAAATTTTTTCCGTCAACAGTACCTAAGTCAAGTCAAATCGACCCCACTTCAAAATAAAAATGATGCTGTCAGCAACAAAACAATAAAACAACGGAATGATCGTTGTCTTCTGCTTCTTTTGTGATTGATTCAACATCGATTGAACCAAAGACAGAACAAAGAACGATCAGAAGCAGGAACAAGATCGAGGACAAACAGAAGCAAAAGAAAAAGAGACAAAGAACAAACGAATTGTTTTGTTCTTCGCCTCTGATTGATTGTCTGTTTGATTTAATCTGTTGCCAGTGCTGTGCGTGCTGGTCGCTCTGCGATCGCTGTTATGCTGTGCCACGGACCAGAGTGCACAAGCTCATGCTACTGCTCTGCCCGTGCCGCTGCAGCTGTAAGATCATCAGAGCTGCATGGTCCTCTGCTGTCACAATGTATGTAGATGCTCCTGTCAGCATCAATGTAAACGTTTATATGTGCTCCTATGCAGAGGCATAGCGTCGGGCTGTGATTTATTTTGTAAACCAAACTCCAAACGCCACGCCCCTGCTCTATCCATACAGGAGCCTGAGTGCTGTGCTGTCCGTCTGGCCACAGACAGCACAAAAAGCCGGATACGCTGTGACACGTACCCGGCCTGGTGATAATAAGGAGAAATCCATACTATGAGAAAAGTTCTGCATTCTGAGACTTTCGTCAGTTTACACTTTAGCATATGGAAAACGAAAAATCCGAAAAAAACGAAAAAACTTTCAGAAAATATTCCTGAAATGAATTCCGGAAATGATACCCCCACTTAACTTTTCAGGAAATTGTTGAGCTCCATCCGGATCGCGTCACCGCTTGAATTCCTGCCCATCTTGTCCGCCACCGATTCCCACGGCAGTCCCTGGAATATGCGATATCTGATTATCCGCTGGATCCTTGACGGGATTGTGTTCATCCACTCCTCAACCTGGAGTTTCTTGTCCTGCATCTCTATAAGCCGATGGTCGAGGATCGCCTCTGCTTTCATCAGGCGTCTGTCATCCTCAAAAGAGTACAGCGTTCCCGTAACCTTAAAAGTCCTCTTTTCGTATGGGAACTCCGGATTGCTCCCGGTAACAACTTCCTGCGCTATATCCCGCCGCTTGCTCTTCAGGAGCTCTATTTCCCGCTCTGTCTCTTTTATCAGCATGCAGGTGTCTACATAATCCATCAAAACGCTTTTATCCATCTGCCGCCCTCCGTGGTGGTATTTTAAAAGGGCGGCTGTTACACCGCCCATGGAAAGAAAGGAACAAAAATAAAAAACTCAAACAACTGATACTGAGCCGACGCGGGACGTTGATCGTCCCTTTAGTCAGGGCCTTTCGCCCTACGCCGGGAAAGGAGGTTTGTATGACGAAACAATCATCCTCATCTAAGTTTATGATAACACATTTTGCAATATTTATCAATAAATTACAGTCTATTATTGCAAATCGTCAAACCACGCCATCACGAGGATGCTTGCTGCTATTACTACCAGAAGCACGCCTATCACCTTCATTCTTTCAGCTCCCACTCTGCATCACAGTGAGGATCGTCGTCCTCATCGACTATATATCCCAGTCTGTCGCATATTCCATCGTCATTGTTTATACAGTTACCGCATGTAATCCTAAACCTCTCCAGTGCTGCCGAATCCACCGCGTCCTTCATGCTCCAGCTCCTCCACCGTCTGAATAGCAAGATTGCCCTGGTTTTTGAAAATCCTGAACTGACAGATCCTCGTGTTTTTGGCAATAAATGTTTCCCTCGTGGCATATGCGGGAAACTGCCAAATGTCACCATCCCCACGGAAATTGTTGTCGATCAGCCCGACACCGTTCGCGAGAAGGATGCCGTACTTCTCAAAGGTGCTGGATCTTGGGATCACCATCGCTTCGTATCCTTCCGGAAGCTCCATGGAAACACCCAGTGAAATCCTTTTGTACTGTCCTTCTTCCAGATAAACATCTTCCGCGGCTCTGAGGTCGATATAATCTGATCCATCCACCTGCCTGATCGGGTCGATGTCCGCGTGGTATTTGACTTTTAACACTTTGCTCATCTCTTCTTTAGTTCCTCCACCTCTTCTAGAATCTCCGGTACATACTCTTCCATCTCTTCCCGCCAGTCTCCCTCATAGTAGTACGTCAGTTGCGGCCTCGGCTTATGCAGTCTACCCATAAAAGCCTGCAGTCTGTCGTGGTCTTTTTCGTAGCAGTGGAAGCTGTTTGCTCTGTGTATATAAATTCCAACCTCAACTCCCAGCTCCTCAGCTATCCGCTTCTGGAGCATTATCAGTGCAAAGGCATTCATGAAGGTTGCCTTGCAGGCATCATTGCTACGGAACAGTGTCATGCAGTCGAGTTTGCCTTGTCTGATAAAATACTGAATGTGCTGAAGGCAAGCCGGATCATCACTGCCCATATCAGCGTCCTTGTCCCTGATCGTCATTACCGCCCGTCTGCTGTCTGGATTCCGTCTGAGTTCCTGCAGTATGAATGGTATTTGGTCGCTGTACCGCTGATGGTAAGTGTATGCCCATTTGCCCCTCTCCACCTCAAAATCCAGAATCCCGTCCAGCATCTCCATCGTGTACTGCTGCAGCTCCCTCGGCCCACCGATGAAAAACTTTGAAATCATCGGTTCCTTGAGAGGATTTGTCACCGTCATTGTAATAGATACTTCCAGTGCTTTTGTACCCCAGTCCGCGCAGGAAACCCAGTCTCCCCACGTCATGAGATTGTGCAGGGCTGAGTGGTATGCCGCAGGGAGTGTTTCTGATGATACATGTATGTCCCTCATTCGCATTCCTCCGGGTAATGTATCTGGCACGCTTCACAGCATTCCTCTTCGGGCTCCTGTGCTTTCAGTGCTTCCAAAGCCATGCGGATTGCATCGTACAGTTCTCCTTCTGCTCCTTTTGTGATTCCTTTCAAGCAGGTCAATCGCTTTTTCTCTGGTCATTACTCTGCCTCCAATCTTGCCCCGCAATTTGGGCAGTAATCCATTCCCACAACATCATCCTCATACAGGTGAGATTCCCAACCGCAGACAGAACATCTCCCGCTAATTCTGTTATAAGCATCATTAACCTCTATCCATTTTCCCGTCTTGCGCTCAGGCTGTGCTGACGGCAGTTCACGCAAATCCTTTCGCAACATTAAGATTTCTGTCGTTTGTTCCATAGGAACACTGTCAAACCTTTTATCAAGTGCATCAATCACCGCCTGTCTGCTTATCAGATCTGATGTTCCCGACATAAACAATTCCCTCCACTTTGCATTTTACCGCCACAAGTGTTGCCCGTTCTGTTGGCGTTGTATGCTCATCACCTATGCATTCATCGAGCCACGATATCAACTCCGCAGAGTTCCGCAAGGCTTCAATCGCCATCTTCACGCTCTCTCTGATTACATGGAAATCTATCATACCGTCATCGTAAAGCAACAGCAGTTTTTCAAGGTTTGCTTTTGCTTCCTCGCTTGTCATACTTCGTCCTCCGACCAATCAATAGCCTGTCCACATTTACCACAGTAGTCTTCGTTCCCATACTTTTGAGCTATCCTGCCTGTTATCGTGCCTCTATATCCGATGACTCTTTCACAGGCAGGGCAATAAAGGTTGTACGAAAGAGCTTTTTCATCATGTGCTTCTTCGGTCGGTTTCTCGGGTATCTGCTTTTCCAGTGCCTCGATTGCCATATCCAGTGCATTGTCCCATTCCTCAGCCATGATCTTCAACACGCACCCATCACAGGATGGCTTATCATCCAGACAGGAAGTGTTGCCACATTCTATGTATCTTTCCAGTACGTCCTTAGCTTCTTCCGCTTTCATCATTCACCATCCCTTGTGAATCCTGCTTCTCAAGTGCCTCTACCGCTTTCTGCTCAGCCTCTTTAAGTTCGTCTGCACCAACCCAGTAATCACATTTTGTATGTCTATAGCCACAATTCTCTGATTCTGCGCATCGCTTACGCTTTTCAAAAACCCAGAGCGCTTCTTTCGCTGTCATCACATCACCACCCCTCTCTTATCTGCCCTGTGTCCCGCGCACCCTGATTTTCCAATACCTCCACCGCCATCTCCAGAGCCTCCCGCGCTTTGTCCGACAGCTTCAAGGATTCCCACGGCTCAGGGTAAATGATTCGGTCAATTATCTGTGCAGCCTCTTTTGCTGTCATGATTCACCCTCCTGTTCCATGCTTCG